TAAACCTAGTTTTTTGAGTTGAGAAATAGTTGAATATGATGTTTTGTGCCGTATACCTATACCACCTTTAGCGTTAAATTCCTTAACATTTCTAATATAATCATCTATAAGTATAGTATTTTTTTTGGAATATAATTGTTTTTGACTTCTTGTACCTATATGTACCTTGGCACTAGATACTGATATATTTCTTTGTATCCACTTTCTTTTACCAGGCATACAGTTAGGGTCAGCTGATGAATATGCTGATAAGATACGAACATCATGTTTCTTAATATAGTTCCATAACATTTTACCATCACCTTTCCATGGTATAGTTTCCCAAAAACTTCCATGCTTTCTTATGGGATCCCACCTATCATGCACACTCATTTTTTGAAATTGATTGAAAGGAACACCTTGTACTCGAGCCCAATGTCTTTCAAAATCACATAGGACTCCATCCATATCGCAATATATTATCATTTATTTATTTAGAATCAAAATCTACTTCTGGTTCTGTATCAACTTTTGTTACCTTTGAACCAGTCATTGCTTTTTTATCTTTATCTTTTTTATTTTCTTTTTTATCAGTTTTATAATAAACAGCTTCTTTTTCCCTTTTTTCTTGTTCTTCAGCAGCCATATTCCAAACTGATTGTACTGCTTCTACTAAACTGTTTGATGAATCTGGTAAGTCTTTACCTTTAACTTCTTCTTTTACTGCTAAGTCTTTTTCTTCTACTTTAACAAATTTGTCTATGTATTTTGGATATCTTGTAGGTGCTACCTTTTTAAGCAGTTTACTAATATCGTGTGCTGATTTTGTACCAATAGGTACTTCTATATCTGGTCCACCATCTGTAAATTTTGCAACATATTTCTCATTGATATCAAATTCTTCATTTACTCTATAATAAATCTTTTTAATATCTTGAGCAGATAACCCCATTTGATTATAATATTTTTTGATTAAATCATTTAAACTCATATCACCAGCATCCGATTCAATATCTATTAAAATATCTTTTACACGACCTTCTTCTACTTCGTTTTCTTCTTTTGATAAATCAAATTTTGTTACCCAATCACCTGTTTTCATTTTCTTTTGTATATCTTTATGCATTAACTTATTTGTGTCTGATTTGCCTAGATATACCCTTTTATCTTTATCATCAAACCAACCTTTTTTATCGTTATCATATTTAATACCTTTACCACTTATTGTAGTAAACTCATCTAATTCTTTTTCTTCTTTCATTCTTCTTGGGTTATCAAGAAAAGCTGCACCAGTTCCTTCACCTGGTGTTATTCTCTTATTTTTAATCTGAATCTCTTTTGAACCTTCTTCATTCTTCGCTTTATGTTTTTTATCTATATTATTAAAGAAAGCTTTCTTTTCTTGGTCAGACATTGCACCAACACCTTTGCCTGCCTTTTCAAGTTCTTTCTTAAATAATTGTTTGTAGTCTTCTGTTTGTTTGCCCTCGGATACCTTTGAGACCATATCTTCAAGACTATCTTTTTTTGTTTCTAAATATTTTGACATTAGTTTTCTCCTTTTAATAGTCTGTCCACGAGATTTCTAGCACCCTCGTAACCATCAATGTTTAGTTTTTTCTTAACAATATTAGTAGCAGTACCGAATTTAACATTTTCAGCGTCTTTACCATATCGTTTCTTGAAATCATTTTTTGGTAATTTGTCTGCGACTTTCTTTACCATATCTACTTGTTTGTCAGTTAAGTCTGCTTCTTGTACTTCTTCAATATAAAAATCACTAATACCTCTTAATTTAATTTTATTACCATATTTTCTTCGTAATGCATTTAATAATCCTTTTTCATCTTCTACTTCTACATCTAGGAATTTTTTGCCATTTTTTTCTCGATAGTCTATATTAGTAATACCAAATTTATCACCGGCCATACTCTTAGTATTATTTACATCATCTATTGCACTTTTTAGTTTACCCATAGATGGTTTGCCGTCTTTATTTAATAATGATTCTTGTACAGATTCGTTTCTAGGAGTTACCACTACTGTTGCACTCATTTCCGGGTCATCATCATCTGGCATTGATGTAACTTTTACTCTACCTTTACCAAACTTTTTAAGTATTTCTCTTGCTGTAGCTGTACCATCACTTGTATCAAATTCTAATCTATTTCCGTCTTGTCTTACACTAGAAACACCTTTTATATTTTTACCAAAAGATTTTATATTAGAAACTTTGTCATATTTACTACTTGGTGGTTTGCTATGACCATCTGTATCGTATGGACCTCTTTTATCTCCATCTTGTGGTCCAGAACCTGGTCCACCTTCTTTCTTAACTGATTCTTTATGAACGGCATAATGACCCTTTCTATAATGGTCTGCCGGTATTAATTTACCACCAATCTCTTTTGCTTTTTTCTCAGCGTCTGCTTTGTTAGGAAATAGTTTAAAATATCCTTTAATTCTGGCGTAATCAGGATTAATTGCTTCTTCTACTCTAGAAGCATTAACATCATGTGCCATTTGTTCATAATCAACTTTTTCTACTTGAACACCAACATGACTTAATCCCCTTTCTACTTCAGCTTCACTACGCCTTGTTTTAACTTGTACATAATCATGTCCAGCAGGACTTACATCTACCTGAGCATCCCTAATACCAAACTTTTTTAAATCTTTTTCTAATTTACTAACATCACCAAAACTAACAGCACCATCTACTTCTACTCTAATATGATATGTGCCTTCTTTTACAAAATTTTTATATGTTTTTTCTTCACCGTATCCTGCTTTTAGTATTTTAGTTTTTGGTTCAATACCTACTTTATTTAAACTTTTCATAAAGTCTAATATATCAACACTATCTCCACCTAATATCCATAACCCTTTAAGACCTGGAGAAGCCTTATTTTTTAAAGGACCTGGATTAGGAAATCTTGTAGAAGCTTTATTATGTTTGTCTAATATTTTTTGAAACTTATCTGGATTTCTATCATAAATAAATTTAACATCCATCTCTTGTAAATCTATTGATTCCATATGTTGTATTAAAGTGTTCAACCTACTTAAAGCACCTAAAGCACCGTGTTTCTTTTCCAGGTCTTTTTGTTTTTGTCTATCAGCGTACTTCTTATTTGACTTGTCAATATATTTCTGTGCTATTTTAGCAAAAAATCCTTTTGGTTTATCTGTTGTATGACCTTTTGTATCATACTTACCTCTTTTATCTCCATCTTGTGGTCCAGAACCTGGTCCACCTTCTTGGTGTTGTTGCCACATTCCTTTAAGTTTCTGTTGAATAGCAACATAATTCATATTTTTTGAAATAAAATCATCTGCATACTTCTTGATAAACTTATCTAATGACATTTTTGAAGCGTCATCTTCTATATCTTCTGCATAGAATACTCTTTCATCTTGTAATTCTTTTTCTTCGGTGTTAACTCTTTTAAGTTCTTTTGAAACTAATGGGTCTAGAGTAAGACCTGGTTTAAGTTTTTCAATTTCATTATAAGCTTTGGTATAATTACCTTTATACTTTTTAATAATTTCAATAGCTTTATACCTATTAGTACCTGCAAAATATTCATTTACTTCTTTTTCTTCTTTTGTAACTCTTACACCAAACTTTGCCTTTACTTTATCTGCAAGGGCATGAGCTTTTTTACCTTCAAATTCTATATTACCACCAGCGTCATCATCTACATAATCAATACCTGATTTGTTTTTCTTAATAAAATCTGCAATTTCTTTCTTATCAGAATGTACTGTTGCAAAAAAATCATCAGATTCTTCTAATTCTTCTTTTTTATATCCTTCCTTTTCTTTTTTTGCTTTTAAGTATTTGTGTGCAACACCTATTGTTAAAGGAACTTCTCCTGTTTCTGGATTTGGTTCTGGTTTTACTGTAGCATTTTTTTCTGCTTCTAATTTTTGTTTGAGAAGATTTACTTGACCTTGTAATATAAGTATTTGTTTTTCTAAAGCGTCCGTATCTTTCTCTTTTGCAAGTTTAATTTTATCTACATCTTTTCCAGTACCACTTTCTTTATCTTTTGTACCACTTTCTTTATCTCTTATTGCTCTTATTTTTGCAATTTTAACACCTGGTTTATTATCTTTATCAATAGAAGGTATTTCTTTTTCTTGTATATCATTTGGACATTTACATGGGTCTTCATCACACTTTGGACAATTTTCTTCATTAACTGATTCTAATTGTTTGAAATATTTTGACTGTATAGATGTTACAATTCTACTATCACTACTACTTGTATATCCTTGTTTTTCATTTCTATGCATGATTGCTTTCATTTGTGCCTTTTCTTGTGGGGTGCCAAATAGTTTAGCAAGTTCATATGCATTTAAACTGTGTTGATTTTCATCTTCATTATCATCAAAATCTTTCTTAGTAAATTTTTCACCTAAGACTTTCTTAACTGTTGCAACATCTACTTTAAGTTTCTTTGCAATTTCATTAGCGCTATCGCCATCAAAAGCCATGTCATAAATACTTTTCATTTTGCTTTCTTGTCTTATTTCTTCCAATGCCTCAGACATTGTTTTTCTGTATCTACTCATTTATCCCTCACTAAATCTGCTACTAGTTTTTCATCTTTACCGCTAAGAGTAAATTCACCTACTTTATCATTTTTGATATCAGGTGCCCCTCTATGTGTATCTTTATAGACTTTAATATACTCTTTAGCATATGCTTTCTTCTTACCTGTTGGGTCGGTCATTCTTATGTCTTCTTTAACATCTGAATATGTCATAGGTTTAGGGGGTATTTCTTTAGCTTCTAACCCATATGAATTGTTTTTAAAGTCTTTATATTTCATATCTTCTCCACATATTCTTTAAATGTTTTTATATATTTATCCTTTTTAACATCTTTATTTATGCTATTTTCAGGTGTTCTTTTTTTACTATCAATAGGTTCTTCATCTGGTGTTTCACCAGGTGTCATATCTTTACAATGGTTAGCATAATCTTGACCTATCTCATAAGATTCTACTGCTTTGAAACCATAATCTTTGTTTAAATCATACTCTCTAATTGCAACTTCTTTGTCTGCTGAATCAGGTACACAATCATATATCCATGCCTTATGTAAATTTTCTTCTTTATCTTCAAGTACTATATAGTTTGTACTTCTTCTTACAATTTTACCATAAATGTCTTCTTTAACATAATGTACTTTATCATTAATATTAAAGATAACTTCTCTAATATATAAATCTCTTAATTGTTTCTTCTCAAAATCTTCCATACTTGCAATAGGTTTATACTCATATCCTTGATGATGACCTGTTGAAGCAGCTAATCTAACTCTCATACCTTTTGCAACTGTTTTAAATAAATCTTTTGCTTGTGATGTACCAGCAAAACTAGAAGGTAGACCTTTCTTAAATGAATTAAAGTCTGATTTTGTAACAGCGGCTCTCATTTTACTTGCACTCATACCTGTTGTTCCTTCAGCGTCTGGGTCCCTTTCTCCAGCACTTGTTATTTTAATACTTTTAAAATCATAGAAACCATGCCTACTCTTAACACCATTATATTTTTTAAATATAGTATCAAATTCTCTTACTCTATCACTACCAGCAACCATATTGATATCTGTATATCCTTGATTATACATTTTTGTTCCTAAATCTAATATCATATTTGTTGTATTAATTTGAAATAAGCTACTATATCTAGGAAACATCTTTTTCATAAATGTCATTTTTTCTTGTGCTGATAATGGATTACTTCTAGCGTCTTGACTTCTACTTAAATAAACCACTTTTTTAGTAGCAGGTTGTGCTACTACTTTTTGAATTAATTTTTCATGACCTGTTGTAGGTGGATTAAATCTACCAAAAGCAAATGCAATAGATTTTCCAACAGCTTCAGATTTTAAACTATCTATCTCATCATCAGTTATTTTATCATCTTCTAATATATCTTTCAACATATGGTAGAAATGCATGTAATGATATTTTTCTAACATCTTATAGATAACATTTTTAGGTAGTTTGTTTGCTTTACCAAACTCTCTAATCTCATCTGGTGTTAAATCTCTAGCGAATATATCTCTCCTTTGGGTTACAATATCATCGCCCATTTGTTTTAATAATCTTATATTATCTTCTATCTCCTCTAATTTTTCATTAACTATCTCTTGTAAATCTAATACATCATTAGGGGTTAATTCTTTTAAAATTTCATAATCAATAATATCTCTTTTTAATTCACCTTTAATAATATCAATCTCTTGTACTTTCTTTTGAAAATCTGCTTCATATTTCTTAGGGTCAAATGTATCTGGTGCTGGTCTTCTTTTAAATTTATTCTTAACTATATCAAATACGCCGTATGTCTTCTCTAAAGCTTCTTCTGCTACATCTGGATTTGTTTGAATGAAATAGTTTATAGGATGTTTTGTTCCAGGTACTTCTTTACCATTAATGTCTGTTAATAGAGCTGCTAATTCTTCTCGTTTTGTTTCTTGTTCTTCTGCTGTTCCAGGCACATCAAATAATACATTGATATCTAAATCAGCGTCATTTCTATATCTTTTTGTTACAATAGAACCTATTAAGAAATATTGGATTATAGGTCCAAGTTTTCTAAACTCTCCAATTTGTTTATCAATCATATCTAAAACTTCTTGTTTTAATTTAGGATTGTCAGTATCAGCGTTATCAAATACACCA